CAATATATCAATCATTGGTTCATCAGGTGTTAGCGTTCTTCCGGGTGTTACTAATGTAAATGTGATTGGTTCAACTGACTTGATATTGGATTCAACATATAATGATTTAACTATTGTAAATAATATCATTCAAGGAAATATCAGAGTAGTTGGTAAGCAAGTTGATTATAGAATAAAGCCAGAGGATAGAGGTTCAATGATTGGTTATCTTCCAACAGGCAACAGAACAACATACTTGCCTGATGTGGATGACATTCAAGATGGATGGACTTGTATAGTTAAAAATGGAAACAATTCAGGATATACAGTAACGGTAACAATAACAAGTGGTACAACAACTCCGATATGGTCACCGGGTGATGGAACAACAGCATCGACTCATGTGTTGGCAGCAGGTGATGCGTATCATTATACATACTCTAACGGATATTGGATAATATATTAAACTATGGCATATTCAAGAAATAACGGTAGTGTCGGTGGTGTTTCCGATGGTGACAAAGGAGATATCACAGTTAGTGGTTCAGGAGCAACTTGGACTATTGAAAATTCAGCGGTAACGAATGCAAAGATAAATGATGTTGATGCAAGTAAGATAACTGAAGATTCAACACATCGATTCGCAACAGATACGGAGAAATCAACTTGGAATGGAAAGCAAGATGCGTTAAGCAATGCAAGTGCATCGGTTAGTGGAATACTTACATCAACTGACTGGAGTACATTTAACGGAAAACAAGCTGAATTAGTTAGTGCAACAAATATTAAAACAATCAACGGTTCATCTGTTTTAGGTAGCGGTGATTTAGTTGTGACAGGTTCTGCTCCTGATGGATATACTTATATTATTAAATCAGTTAATCAAGATGTAACCAATGCAAGTGTTACTGATGACACAGAGTTTAGTTTTTCTGTTGTTGCAGCAGGTCAGTATATGGTTGAAATGGAAGTTGCCATCTCCGGTAACAATACAACTGGTGATTATGCTTTTCAATTTCAAGTATCAGCAGGAACGATGAAAGGGAAAGGAACAGCACAGAACTTAACTGCTGCTTCAGCGATTCAAAATATAATTGTAACTGCTGCCGGTGCTGCCAATACAACTAATGTTGTTTGTGGTGTAGTTACAGCCGATTTAGATGATGTAATTGCAATGAGAATAATTTATTCATTTACTGCATCAGCTGATGCTACATTCAGATATAGGTTCGGTAATTCAGCCGCAGCCGCAGGAAGAACATCAAGGACATGGAAAGGTTCAGTATTAAAATATAAAACATTAGATTAAAATGGCAGAGAAAATAGCATTAGATATTCAGATTAATACTCTTAACAGCGCAGAGAGTATTAGTGCATTAAAAACAGGCATTAAAGAACTTACAAAGGAACTTGAAAAATTACCTGAAGGAAGTGAAGAGTTTAGAAAGACAGCGGCAGCAATTGGTGGTGCAAAAGATAAATTAGGTGACTTAAATCAAGAGATTGCACAGACAACTACAAAGGCAGGTAAATTTCAAGCTGTATTAGGAATTGGTCAGCAGATAGCAAATGGTTTTGGATTGGCTCAATCTGCGATGGCATTGTTTGGAACTGAATCTGAAGCAGTAACTCAAGCACTTCAGAAAGCACAAGCAGCAATGCAATTTGTTCAAGGACTGAAAGAATTAGAAGGAATAGCAGATGCATTTAAGAATGCTAAAACAGTAATACTTGATTTTGGAAAACAAGGTGTAATGGCAATGCGTTCTTTAGGTGCTGCCATAGCTGCTAATCCTATTGGTGCTTTACTTACTGCAATTGTCGCTTTAGTTGCTGTGATTGGTGTATTAGCTGCAATGGAGGATGATGAAACTGAATCGCTTCGCAAAAATGTTGAAGAGCGTGAGAAGTCAATCGATGCGATGCAGAAAGAGAATGAGGCAGCTAATAACAATGCTAAATTTAGAACTGATTTACTTAAAGCACAAGGAGCAAGTGAAAAAGAATTATTTGCAGCGGAACAAGAAAATAGAAAGTTAAGAGAACAGCAATTAGCTAAAGAAAATCAGATACTTCAAAAACAAGCTTATGATTTAGGTCAGTTAAGAGCAAAGGCAGATGATGATGAAAGAAAAGAATTAACTGATAAAATTAATAAGATAAATGATCAAATAAAAAAGAACAATGCTGAAAAGTTAAAGTTTGAGCAAGATTTTCAAATTAAAAAAGCTCAATTAGCAACAGCAGATAGAAAAGCGGAGGAAGATAGATTAAAAGCAGAACAAGAAAAAGCTAAAGAGGCAGCAATTAAAGCAAAAGAATTAAGGGATAAAAAAGCAGAGGAGGATAAAAAGAAAGAAGATGAATTAAAAGCAAGAATAGCAAGAAATAATTTATTAATAAAGGAGCAACAAGATGAAGAGGCACAAGCATTTTTAGATAAGAAAGCAAAAGATGAACAAGCTATACAAGATAACTTAAATAAAATCAGAGATGCTGCAAATACTGAAATAGAAATTAATAATGCTAAATTAACTGCAATAGAAAAAGCAAATGCTGAAAAAGACGCAAGACAAAAGTTAAGAGTTGAATTAGGTGTTGATTTAACTAAACAATCACTTCAATTAGTTGCTGATATTACTGCTAACTTTGCTAAAGAAGATGAAGCAAGTCAAAGAAGAGCATTTGAAATAAATAAAAAAGTTCAGTTAGCTTTGGCAACAATAGAAATGATTAAAGGTGTTCAATCTGCATTTACTTCTGCACAAAGTTCTCCATATACTGGTGTGTTTCCCGGTTATCCGTATATTCAAGCAGCAATGGCAGCAGCGTATGGTGTTATGAATATCCGTAAAATAGCACAAACACAATTTCAAGGTGGAGGAGGAGCAGATGCAGGAATGAGTGGTGCAGCTGGTGGTGCAGGTGGAGCAATGTCAGCACCATTGCAAGGTGGAGTTAATAACACATCCACAATGCTTGAGAACATGGGGCAAGGACAGCAGGAACAGAAACCAATTAAAGCGTATGTACTTCAGACAGATGTGGCAAGTGAAGACCAAAAAATTAAAGCAATAGAAAACAAATCAAAAATAGAATAACAATGGAAAAATTACCTTTTTACAAATTAGTTATCGATGAGGAAGATAACAACGATTCAGGAGTAAATTATGTAGCTCTTGTTGATGCACCTGCAACAGATAAGGTATGGATGGCATTTAATAAACATTATCAGTTCAAATCTTCGGCACCCGAAAAAAGAATTATCAGCGGTGCGCTAATGGTGGCTAACTTGCCCATCTACCGAGAGGATAATCAACTCGGTCAGTATTATGTGGTATTCGATAAAGAAACAATTTTCAAGATTGTAAAGAAATACTTCCGAAATGGATTCACAAGCAATGTGAACCTTATGCATGATCCAAAAGCAAAGGTCGAAGGTGTTTACATGATTGAAAGTTTAATCATTGACAAGGCAAGAGGTACAACTGCTCCTGCCGGATATGGTGACCTGCCCGATGGCTCATGGTTTGGATCATTTCGAGTTGATAACGATGAGATATGGGATAGATTCATAAAGACAGGTGTGTTTAGTGGTTTTAGTGTTGAAGGATTATTTCAACAACAATACATGGTTGATGCAACATCTCAAACGCTTGAAAATCTGCACGATAGAATTGTGAATCTTAAAAAAGAAATGCAAAAATTGTTACAACTTAAAAAGAAATAACACTTTATATTATGATGTTACCCGAAGCTACATTAAACGAGTTAAAGTCATTACTGAACGATACTAAAAAGTTGTTTTTCGGTGATGCGAAATCTCACAAGTTTGCAATGGAAGGTACATTGCCTGATGGTACTAAAGTAATGATTGATGGCGAATCGATTAATGTCGGTGTGCCAGTAATGGTTATGGATGCTGATGGCAATACTGCTCCAATTGCAGATGGCGAGTACGAAGTAATCATGGAAGAAAAATACATGATTGTAACGGTAGGTGGTTTGATTACTGAAGTTAAAGGCGAAGGTGAAGCTGTTGCACCTGAAGCTGTTGCTCCTGAATCTGCTCCTGCTGAACCTGCACCTACTGAACAGCCAATGGGTGAAGATATGCCGAAAGTTGATGAAGAAATGAAAGTTAAACTTGCATCCCTTGAAGAGCGTATCTCAAAACTTGAATCTGCACTTGGAAAAAGTGAAGAAGAAAAAGTAATGGCACAGGAAGAAGTTGGTCAATCAAAGCAGATAGTAATTAAACTACAATCTGAAGTTGAGAAACTTACAAAGTCATCCTCTGACCTTATCAACATTGTGGACAAGCTATTGAACTCTCCTGCTTCATCCTCAACACACAAACCAAAAGAAAAAATATTGTCACCATCAATTGGTAGCACAATCGAAGAGTTCAGAAAAAAATACATGAATTAAAAAAAACAATTAAATTAAAAAACAATGTCATTATCATTAGACCTAACAGCTTATGTTGAAGAAAACAAAGCTGATCTTATCTCCAAAGCAATTTTAGGAGGTAAAACGATGGAAATCGTAGATGTTCGTTACGGAATCAAATCTACTGAAAACATCCCTACTTTAGAATCAACTGCTCCATTCCAAGCAGGTTCTGCTTGTGGTTTCACTTCTTCTGGTACTACTACCATCAGCAAAGTGCAACTTGCAACTTCACCAATTAAAGTTGCTGAAGAAATCTGTTTGCAAGACCTTGAAGCTTATTTCACACAGAAATATCTTCCTCAAGGAGCAAATCCTGACACAGCTACAATTGCACAAGATATTATCAATCGCAAGGTTGCTAATATTGCTCGTTCAGTTGAACAAGCTTTGTGGCAAGGTAAAACTACCTACACCAATGATACAGTATTAAAATCAATCGATGGTTTCTTGACAAAGATTGCTGCAGGTTCTCCTGTTGCTGCTACTCAACAATCAGCTATTGATTCTTCAACTGTACTTGGAATCTTCACCGACATCTACGAAAAAATACCTGCTGCTGCAATCTATAACGAACCAGTTATTGCTTTCTGCGGTATGAATACTTTCCGTACATTGTTGAATAAAATTACCTCAACTTATGGTTTCTATGGTAACTATACTACTGATGCTGCTGCTAACAGTTGGTCATTAGTATTTCCCGGAACTAACATGAAGGTAATGGCAACTCCAGGTCTGAACAATGATAACCCTGTTGAGGCAGGTTCACTTCCAACTGCAGTTAAAAATCGTATCATTGCTACTTATGCTTCTAACTTGGTAGTTGGTACTGATTTAGGAACTGACATGACACAGATGGATGCTTGGTATTCTAAAGACAACCAAACTTTCCGTATGCTTACTCGCTTCCGTTTAGGTGTAGCAGTAAAGTGGATGGATCATGTTGTTCAATATACCAACAGCTAATTAATAATTAACTAACCAAAGGGGAGGGGCAACTCTCCCCTTATTAAAATAATAAAAATATGGCTTGTAATTTTGTTGAAGGTTCTGCGCTGTATTGTAACGATGGCATTGCTGGTATTCAGAAGCTTTGGCTGACTGAATGGAGTAATGTTGCGGATAACTTTACAGAAACAAGCGGAACAATTACTGCTTTAACTCAAGCAGTCGGAACTAAATTTTGGCTTGTAGACCTTGCTCCTGAAAATGGCTCATTAACTGAAACTATGGCAGGTGGTCTAAATGTGCCAAATGTATGGACTCAAACTTTATCATTCACAGTAAACAAACCAACTGCTAAACTTCGCAATTGGATGAAGGTAGCTATTCAAAATCGTTTGATGGCTTTAATCCTTGATTCAAACGGAACTTACAAAATGGTTGGACTTACTCGTGGTGCTTATGTACCATCTATCTCTGTGACATCAGGTAAGATGGCTGCTGATTTCAGCGGTGCTACTATTACCATCGAAGCAAAAGAACCACAAGAGGCGATGTTTGTAAGCACTTCAGTAGTTAGTGGTTTATCTACTGGAGCATAATATTGGTTAGTTGTCTGTTTCGTTGGTAGCCCATCCCCGTAAGGATGGGTTATTTTTTTGTAACAAAACAAGACCTTATTGCACTTTTAATTAGATGCAGATAATTACTCGTTCAACAAATTCAACTTTAGTATTTACCTTAAAGGAAAAGCAGACATTGACTTCTCCTTATTGGTTGTTTGAATTAAAGTTTAGAGGCGATGGCACAACAAGTAAAACTTTTATCGCATCTGACATCAGCGGTTTCCCTGATAGATTTAATAAATTCCTCGTGACTGAAGTTAACGCAGGAAGTGAAATTCTAACAAGCGGAACAGTTAATTTACCATATGTAGGAGAATGGCATTATAGAATATTTGAACAATCATCTTCATCAAATCTTGATGTGACATTGGCTACATCCGAAGTTGAAAATGGAATTGTAAGAGTAGTAAGCGATTCAGCAACTAACCCATCTACTCATCAAATAAATCAGTCATCCTATGTATATAATCCATCAGCAGTATGAAGTTTGTTAATTTAGAGTTTAATACAACTAATCCTCCGGTATTTAAGGAGGTAAAAGATTTAGATTGGATTACATTTGGAAATGAAAGACCTTTTGTTAATCGGTATCCTGATTATTTGATTTCTCTTTATTTAAGATCATCAAAGCATAGAACATTACTTGATACTAAATCTTACTATTTAACTGGTAATGGTGTTACTATTGACAAGGAAGGACTTACAGTTGAGAAGCAGTCATTTATGATTGATGCACTTAAAAACTTAAACGAGAACGGTGAATCAATCAGTGATATATTAGAAAAGGTTGGTGTTGACTTTGAATTATTTAATGGAGCATATTTAGAAATCAATTGGCATCGTAACGGAAAGACATTTGATGTTAGTCACATGCCATTTAAGAATTTAAGAATATCAAAAGAAAAGGATGGATATTTTTACTCTAATGACTGGAGTCAACCAAAGAATAAGCAAACTAAAGACCAAACTGGTTTTGAATTTATTCCTCTTTATGATACTGCTGAACCTAAAGGAAAACAAATATATCCTTTGATTGCTTATGATCCATCATTGGAATGGTATCCTCGACCTAATTACTCACCTGCTATATGGGCTTGTGAGGCAGATTATGAGATTGGAAATTATCACATCAATGATATTAAGTCAGGTTTCTATGTTGGTACTATCATTACTTTCATCGGTAAGCCAACTGCAACAGAGATGCAGGATATTGAAAGGCAGATAAAAAGTAAGTTTACCGGAACAGATAGAGCAGGTTCATTGTTGTTACAATTTACAAGAGATAAAGAAGGTGCGCCAATTATTTCTCGCCTTGAACCTGAAAGTTTATCAGCAAAGTTTGATACATTGAATGCAACAGTAAAGAAAGAGTTGTTTTATGCTCACAAGATGAATCCGATGTTGATTGGAGATAAAACAGAGGGTCAGTTAGGTGGAAGAACAGAGATAATTGAATCACATGAATTGTTTAAGAATATTTATATTAAGCCAAGACAATTAAAAATTGAGAAGTGGATTAATGCACTTTATTATGAACAGTTTGGTAATAGAATAAAGTTAAAAGAGGCACAACCAGTAATGCCATTTGACTTGACAACTGTCAAGGATGTATTGACAACTAATGAGATTCGTGAGATGATTGGATATCATAAGATTGAAGAGAATCCACAAGAGCAGAAGTTTAGTTCTCATGAAGATGCACAACTTCATTTGGCTTTACATTTATTCGGTGAATGCGGAGAAAGTCGCAACAGCTTTGAGATTATTGAATCAGCGAAGGTAGATACAATGGGTGCATTCTCATTTGCTTCTGAAGATGAACTTACAACACTTCAAAAGAATGTATTATCATTACTTCGCAAAGATGCAAAAGTTGATAACAAGACATTAGCAAAAATATTAGAAACTACTCCGAAAAGAATTGAAGAAGCTGTTCAAGAGTTATCTGATTTGGAGATGATAAAGATTGATACTATCAATCAAGAAGGAATGGAAGTAAGGGAGATTAAAGTTTATAAGGAAGGCAAACAAGCGAGTAAGGAAACTGAAATGACAGGCAAGGAGATTAGATACTCTTATGAACTTGCACCCGGATTCAAAGGGCCATCTGTGTTAGAAGGAAGAACAAGATATTTCTGTGAAAAGATGGCTAATTCAGGTAAATTATTTACAAGGTCAGAGATTGATTCAATTTCAAGCAGATTAGGTTACAATGTATGGGAAATGAGAGGCGGATGGTATCGTAAAAAGGGAACAGACATATCAGTTCCGAAATGCAGACACATTTGGATGTCACATATAGTTAAAAGAAAATAATGGCACAAACATTTTTTATATCGGTGCAATATGTTAAGGAGAATTCCATCGTTGACGAGAATGTAGACGAGAAATACATCCGTATTGCAATACAGAAGGCACAGAAGAACTTTATCTTGTATCTGATAGGTACAGGACTATATAATGAGATAGCTACGCAGATTCAAGGTAATACGCTTACTGCATTAAACACAACTTTGCTTGATTCATACATTGCTCCATGCTTATTAAGTTATTCATTGGTTGAATTATCACCATTCTTGCTCTATAAGATGTCAAATCGCAATTTGGGAGTTAAGGATGCCGATAAAATGACTGCTACAGATTGGGCAACAATGGACAAAGTAATGGAAAGATTTGAAAATGATGCACAGCTTGAAGCAAAGAAGATGCGTGACTATCTGTTAGAGAATCAAACGCAATATCCTTTGTATTACAATCCTGGTACTGGTATTGACATCATATATCCTAAACAAGATACATTTGAACAAGGTATATGGCTTGGTGGAAGGCATGATAGAAATAACATATCAAGAATAGACCGGGCAGAATATCCCGGCACTTATGGCTGCGAAGAATAGGAAAAAATATCATAAACAATACTATAATTATCAGAAGCTGATTAAGTTTTTGAAACAAAGTAACGATGGTAATACGGACATTAAATCAAATAATAAACGAATTAAAGGAGATAGCAAATCAGCATCTTCAAATTAATTCATTCAATGCGGGTACGCTTGATGACTTTGCTACATCAGGTGATACAAGGTATCCTGCAATGTGGGTGAGTTACGAAAATGCTGCTATATCTTCAAGAACTGAATCTTATTCGTTTAGTATTTGGATTGTAGATAGGGTAAAGAAAGATAGAAGTAATCTTATTGAAGTTCATTCCGACTGCAAAAGTATCTTAAACGATATTAAAGCGCAGGTGATGAATCCCGGTTATGGATGGGTGGTAGGTCAAGATTGGAATTATCAAGCCATCTTCGAACCATTTATGGAGGATGAGGTGGCAGGATGGTTAGCAGATGTTACAATCACGCAGCCATTCAGCAATGATACTTGTCAGATACCATTCAATCAAGAACCGATACCCGGTCTTGCATCAACACAACCAACCAATGGTTCAGTTATTTCATCCTTTGTACCTACATCACGCATCATTACAATCAATGGAGTTACTTATGATCTTCAATTCAATAGAACTTGGGAATTTAGATGTTATGGTTCATTCTATGATACTACTACTCAACAGGTAACTGCTAATGGAATTGCAGCATTAAAGTTTGATTCAACAGATACAGATGTGACATTTGGAGTATCAATCGTTAATGATTCACAGATAACAGTAAACAAGGATGGTGTGTATAACATTCAATTCTCGGCACAACTTCAAAGATTTGCAGGAGGACAACCAAAAAAAGCAGTATTTTGGTTAAGAAAAAATGGTGTTGATGTTCCAAATACTTCTACCATCATTACTTTACAAGCCAATAATGATTATTTGGTGGCTGCTTGGAATTTCTTTGTTCAATTAAATAATGGCGAATATGCAGAAATAATGTGGACACAAGATGATGATATTAGATTGGTTGCTGAACCTGCAAATATTACAATACCATATCCTGAAATACCATCAATAATATTAACAGTAAATAAAATAAATTAAAAACAAATAAAAATGGCAGCACTTGACAGAATAGCTGGAAATGGTGGTACTTACTTTTGCGAAGTTACCACAGCACACACAAGTAAATCATTCAGCGGTTTATTAATTAACTCTGATGCGGTATTTACAACTTTAACCATTACTGATAGCAATGGTAATACTCACAATGCCTTATTAACTGCTGATGCTTGGGGGCAGAATCTCGCAGCAAGAACAGTTAAACAAGGAACTCTATTAACTGCACCTGATGGCAGTTGGTTTTCTGCTTTGACAATGTCAAGCGGTGATTGTGTAGGTATCATAACAAGAAGCAAATAATATGTCATCATTTACATTTGGATTTAATGTAAAGCCACGAAAAGCAGGTGGAGTAAGTTATGATGCCGATGCACAAGCTTTCTTTACTGCTGCTTCGATTACTGATACTACTCAAAAAAGTGCTGTTAATCAGTTGGTTCTTGACTTAAAAAGTTACAACATTTGGACTAAAATGAAAGCCATTTACCCAATTGTTGGAGGAACAGCATCTACGCATAAATGGAATTTAAAAGACCCTCGTGATTTAGATGCTGCATTTAGATTAACTTTTGCAACAGGAATGACTCACAGTTCAACAGGAATGACTGGAAATGGAACAAGTGGATATGCAAATACTTTTTTGAATCCACAAAGTTACTATTCAACAAATATACATTTGTCTTTTTATTCAAGAACATCAGTTGTAGGGTCTGTTGTAGAAATAGGTTCAAGTACAATTTCAGGAGCTACTAATTATAATCAATTAAGGAATGCTGTTAACGTTGTGTTTGGACAAACTACAAATGGATTAGTTAATTATTTGAGTTTAACCGATGCAAGTGGTTTATATCTTGCTGTAAAAGCTTCAAATTCTTCTCGGAGAATATTTAGAAATGGAACATTAAATAATTCAACAACAACAACAGATTCAAATCCTTTATCTTCTAATAATATAACTATTTGTGCAGCTAATAATAATGGAGTTGTCGAATTTTATTCATTAAAACAATGTGCATTTGCAAGTATTGGTGATGGATTAACAGATACCGAAGCAGCAAACTTTTACACAGCAGTTCAAGCTTATCAAACAACCTTAAATAGACAAGTATGACACAAGGTAGAATAGTAATACCAGAAATTGCTGAACGATTAGAGGGAGTTTTTATCGATTCAGACACATTCTTTCATTTTGTTCAAGATATTAATGATGAATGGTTCTTGATATTGTCAGAGCAAGATGAGCAGGATATAGCAGTAACTGAATATGCTTATCTATTGGACTTGCCATTAGAACCATACGAACCTAAACCATCACCTCCAATACCATGAACTACATAATTGAAATAATTATCGGATGTGTTGTAACATTAATAGGTTTCTTCTTAAAAAGAACTATGGATCAACTTGACAAAACAACTGCTAAATGTTATCAGAATGAAAATGCTTTGAAGATTCTTTCAAATACATTTGAATTAAAGCATGAATCATT